CTCCTATTCAATGCTTCCTCCAAATTGCGCTTATTAAAGCGCTTGGACACGAGATCACTCTTTGAGCTTACTCGCGTCGAATTTTTAAAGTCTTTTGACTCGGCTACCTCCATTTTTGTTGTGCTTCTCTTAATATTGTTTAAACTTTCTATGACCATTCTGATATATAATTAAATAAAATCGAATAGTCCAGAAAGCAAAACAAAACTAAGACACGGGTCTTGGTTGAGTTTTTGCTCACTGGACACCACAAGCCTTACTATCCCTAGGAATTTCCATCCACGTTGGGTTTCAGCTATACATTTCGCTAGTAAAATAAAGAACATGTAATTTTAAATCTAGTGATACAAGATCCTTCCTTTGTATCATGCTATATTACTTGAGGTGATTGACTATCTCCGCATACTCGAAGTATCGCGGACCGACTGTTAGACATTGTTAATTACGGCCAATGCTGCCCTCGAACGCTTTTATCTACAAATTCTGGTACGACCATATAAATGCAGAGGTGTTTTCGACTTAACTAGCGCGTCAGCTTGTTTCCTGTCGTTTTTCACTTCTTAATCAAGTTAGAGATTGCCTCAATATATAGAATTCTTCACAGAATATCATATTATATCCATCACGTAAAACTTTCGTACCGAGCTATTGCTGTCGTAATATCATAATATAACTACAAAGGAATTATAAAATAATTGGTGTGTTCAAAATGTGGTGCTGTGCACATTTCTATCCTTTTAACAGGAATATGTTTGGGTTGTTTGTGATGAAATCACAATACGTTCCCTGCCAGAACATGGGCAGGACGCGGGTTCACTATACCAGTATACCGCTGTTAAAACATGTCGTCGGATCAGACTGTAGGTTTGGGTTGGGTAGGGCTGGGATTTGGTTCCCTATCTAAAAAAAGAACATTAGATAGGACACGGGTTCATTATATCAATATACCGTTGTTGTCAACATGTCGTAGAATTTCTCTACTGATGAATCACCGAATAAAT